TGGATAGAACAAACGCAATGGCATTTCTAGAAGGAAAGCGAAAAGTAGCAAATGATGAGATTGCAGCTGCTTGGCAATTTGCTGACCTATGGATAAGCCAAAGACCGAAAGGAGGGAGCGATGAGTGACCTTGTGAACCATCCGCCGCACTATAAAAGCCACCCATCAAAGATCGAGTGCATCCAGATCACCGAACACATGAGCTTCTGCCTCGGCAACGCCATCAAATACATCTGGCGAGCCGACCTCAAGAACGACGCCATCGAGGACTTAAAGAAGGCTCGGTGGTATCTGGACCGCGAGATCCAGAAGAGGACAGGAGGCCGCGATGGGTGACGACCAACCCATCCTCCGCCATAACGGCGTCGGCATCGCAGACATGTATTCACCAGAGGAATACGAGCGGCTCATGGCAGGTGATGAGGTGCCAAATCAAACGGATGTTTTAACTAATCAAACGGACGTTTTAACCAATAGCCAGCCGCAAGACAAACAACCTAGTGTTAATATGAACAGTATCAAAACAGGGGTCTTAGGGGTCTCTTTTATACTTCTAAAAAAAAAAAAAACATAATATAAGGAATATACCATACTATAAAAAAACCAGATTCTCAAAAATAAACTCACAAAGTTACTAACTTGACCCCTAGACACCTCCCTCTCGATCAACCCACAACCAACCACAAAGCACCATGCCACTACTGACCGAATACGAAGACCAGACCCGCTACTCAGCGCCACCAGACAGCAACCTAGAAGAGCCAACCTACCTCATCAGCCAGATCCTCCGATACGTCGAGAGCTTGGGCAGGCTCCCCTATAACTACCACTACACCATCGAAGAGATCCTCGATCTATTCAATGACGCCTCCGACAATCTCACCGACGAAAACATCGGCATCGATACAGTATGACCCTCGAACCATCAACCACCGGGATCTACAACAAGCAGAGCCGCCTCAAGTGGCACGCGGTCGCGTTCGTCGGCACGAACGGCGAACCCTACCTCGTCGCTGCACCAACTCGCCGAGGAGCGCTCGCTCACGCCTACAAGCACACATCCGAGCGCAACCTCATCGTTGAGCGGATCAACATTACGAAAGGACCAGCACAATGAAGAAATACATTCAGACACTCCAGCGATTCAACGCATGGCGTCGTGGCGAGGATGTCATCGAGCAGATCACTCCGCGAGAAGTCGGCGAAGCGATCGACAAAGTGATCGAATATGTCCAAAAACTTGAGCGCGAAATCGATGAATTACAGATTGCCAATCAGAAACAAAAACTGTAACGTGCAGACAATGATCGCAAAGATGAAGGCAAAATCATTCAAGTCAGCCATCGCCGGCTATTCAGCGAAGCAGATCGCAGCCGCGATCGGTTGCAGCCTGGCGACGGCCTATGACTGGAGATCAGGCAGACGCCAGCCGCCTAAGTGGATCCAAGCGACATACATCGAGCAGATCCGGAACAACGCAATACCATGAGCAAAGAGTCACAAGATGCGCTGGACGAAAAGAATTACCGGTTCCATTGGAGGAACGCAAGGATCGTCTCAGCCGCTTGTGACCGCTACTTTGCACGCAAGGGGCTGAAATCCTACGACTTCAAAGGCAACCAAATCAAGCCGATGACTAAGCAAATCACAAAAAAATCCAGCAAACTTACATAACAAAGCAATGCACGAAAACACCGAAGATCCAAATCAGAGGCATCCTGTTGAATACATGGAGCAGCTAGAAGACATCCGAAATAGATATGACGCATTGGAGTTCTGCCAAAAGTTATTTGATGTCATCTTCGACTTTAAACATCACGGAAGTGAAACGTATTTCCAGATTGCATTTAGGCGATTCGTTGCGATCACCGGGCTTGTGCGCCCAGACCTCATGCGAGGCTTATCGCAAATCAAGATTGGTGAGGCTTTGAATTGCAGTTCAGCCAACGTCTCCAAGCTATCTTACCAGATGGCAAGGAAGCTAGGCATCGAAGGAGCGAATCATCAGAGCGAGCAAGGCAGGCAGAATCGAAGAAAAGGGCAACTCAATAAGTCCAGCGTTCCAAAATCTCCACCGAGGCTTTCACATGCTGAGTCTGTGAAGCTGGCCTGCGAGTCTGCGAAGGCGAAAGTTGGCACGCACAAGTATTGGTCAAAGTTCGAGGTTCAATCTCTCCGTGAATCTGGATTAATTGATGAGGACGACCTTCCAACATACAAAGGCAAAATTTTCTTTAAGGGTCATAAGCAACTTAACCGTAAAAATGCACAATAACGAGGTCCTTGGTAGTATTTACACCCGCCACGCCCCGGTTAGGGGACCCCTACGCCGCCAGCCCAACTTGGGTTGCTGCCCTCTTTGTAAAAAACCATGACTTTTGCAAAAATCATTACACCTACTGGGGCTGAGTATCAACCAGAATGAAAACTGAATCCAAAAAAGAAACCATAGCACAAGCAGCGGAGAGATTGACGCTTGCTCTCGGTCGAAATGTGACCTCGGACTGCGTTCGTCAATGGCGGAAAAAAGGATTGGACTTGCACGACACTAACGCGCTGATGGCAAAACTTCGCAATCAAAAACGGATGCCAAAAAAGCTCAAGCCGCCAATCGATGACAGAGATCCCGACGACGACGATTCAAACCAAGACCCGCAAGATTTCCCCGACATCCTCGCCGACCAAATCCCCAACGAGATCAAGAAGCTGGAAAACAAGCTGATTGCGGCAAGGGATTATGAAGAAGCGAGGACCATCTCCACGCAGCTCACCGGGTTAAAGAACGCATTCCGTCTGCATGTTGAGATGGGGCAATACGTCACCCGCGAATCACAAGAGCGCGAAGGACTTCATGCTGGGCAAATCATCAAACAAATTATCATGCGGATTCCATCCGAAATTCCACAAGCCTTGGTTGGGTTAGAATACCCAGACGCGGTGAAGAAGTGTGATGACTTCGCCCATTCGATGCTTTTGGAAATGTCCGAACTCGGCAAACTTCTCGATGACAGATCAGCGTAACAAATCGCCTTATGTTTGGGGCTTGTCATCGGGACTTAAACCGCCCGACCGCTTACCATTGGCAGAGATGGCGAGTCAGAACGTGTTCTTGTCTGGGTCTCAATACGGTTCGAAATATGATCTCTCGGTCGTGCCAGCGCATGAGTTCATTTTCAATTCGTTCAAAGATCCAGCCGTGAAAGAGATAGCGAACGTGGCGCCGACTGGTTTTGGCAAGACGACCATCTTCGAAGTCTGCGGTTCGTATGCGGTCGCGCAAGATCCTGGCGACATGCTCATCCTCGGACAAAACGACAAGCTGATCCAAGATTGGATGGAGTCACGATTCTTGAAAGTGCTTCGGAAATCACCTTGGACCAGAGACTTCATCCCGACTGGGGCGCAGCGTAACGACACGAAAAAGACGCAGATAATTTTCAAGCACATGAGCCTTTTCACGGGTGGCGCCAACGAAGCGAACACGCAGGAGAAGTCGATGAGGTATTGCTTCGGTGATGAGCCTTGGAAATGGAAACACGGAATGATCGGCGAGTTCTTACGTCGTCACCATAACCGACTCAACCGCAAGATGCTTTTACAATCCCAAGGTGGAGATGAAGGAACGGAATGGGAAGAGTTTGCGAGAAATGGCAAGTGGCATGACGGCCATCATCTCTGCCCTGAGTGCAAACAATTTCAGCCAGTGTCGATGAAGATGCTGAAATATGAAAAAACCAAGGACGGGAACGGGGAATATGATTGGGTCAAAATCAATCAATCAGTCAGACTTGTTTGCCCGACTTGTGAAACCGAGTTCGAAGATTCCGACGGCAACCGCAGGAAGTGGGCAAAGTGCATGCCGGTATGGAAGGGCAACGCTCACTTTCCAGATCGCTTCACCTACTCATGGACATTCCTAACTGTATGGACAAAGACATGGTCCGAGATTGTCAAACTCTGGATCACAGCGAATGACTCGGTGAAGAACGGAAACTACGAACCGCTCAAGCAATTCATCAATAAAGAGATGGGACAATTCTGGGAGCAACCCAAAGACACGCCAAACCTCGACACTCGCCATGATCCATATTTGAAATCGGCTTACAACAACGGAGAGAAGTGGGAGAACGAACATGCCAGATTCATGTCGATTGACGTTCAGAAGCAAGGATTCTGGGTGACGATCCGCTGCTGGAGAATTGGCGAGACAAAATCCAGATTGCTTTGGGAGGGAAAAGTTGACACTTACCAAACCCTGTTTGAATTGCAATCTCGCTTTGGTTTGGAAAACCGCGATGTGTTTGTCGATGGTCGGTATGGGATCGATGAGGTTGTGCGGCAGATTTACATTCATTGTGGCAATGCAGTTGAAAACCATTGGAACATCTTGATTGGTCAGGATAACTCAAAGGGATACGCTTTTGACGTTGGGACATCAAAGCGACCTCGAAAGGTTTGGAAGATCTATTCAAAGTTTCAACGCGGGGTGACGAGCCGCGGTCAGCAATATCGCACGATCAGCTTTTCAAACTTACGAGCCAAAGACGCATTGGCTGGATTGATTGAAATTGGCGATGGTGCGTTTGGCGTGCCGGTCGATGCTTCGCCCAACTACATTTCCCAAATGCAATCGGAATCCAAGCGCGAGATGAAACCCGGAGTCTGGAAGTGGGACAAGATCAAATCTCATTACCACAACCACATGTGGGACACCGAGGTCATGGGCATTGTTGCCTGCGCGATTCGGGGAGTTCTCAAGATTGAGTTAGTCGATGAATGACATGGATTGAAACGCTCGCTTTTTAAATGGCGCGACCTTCCAACTCTTTTTTGAAAGCATTGATCCGATACGGGAATGCGTCTGCGGGGAACTTGACCAACCTTCAAACATGGCAGACGGATGCGATTGAGCAAATCGCAGAACAAAGAGGTGGGGAAATCGTCAGCGGATCAACCAATGGAAGCACTTTTACCAAGATGACATCGATGACCAACTTTGAGTGGGTTGAAGTGCTAGGTGAAGTTTTAGAACACATTGACAGAGGCACACTGCCACAATCACGAACCATCGCTCGCCTCTTTTAAGTTATGCCAATCCTTGATTCATACGGAAACCCAGTGACCAGCGGCAGCGGCGGAAGATTTGCCAACGCAGCGACTCGCTATGACAGATCACAACCAGTTGAACCTCTTTTCACGCAGGACTTCGACGCGCTTGTTCCCGATTGGGATCGCAAGACTTTGGTTTCTGGATCTCGGAAAATGTTTCAAAACTTTCCGCCAGCAGAAGGAGCGATCACGCAGAAAGCTGACAACGTAGTCGGCAGAGCATGGGATGCGAAGTTCAACGGCGAAGATAAGGAATGGGGCAAGCTCGCAGCCGATTGGCTGAATCTTCAATGGTATGGAATGTGCGACATCAAAGGAAACGACTTCAAATCTTTGCTCTGGCTGGATTGCGTTGCTCTGGATCGCGATGGGGATTTCTTGACTGTATTCGAGCCGACCGAAAGCGGATGGCCTATGACTCGCCGGATCCCAGCAAACCGCATCGGTCAAAGATCGTCATTTGACGACAAGATTTTAGTGGGTGCATACAAAGGAGCGAAGATGAGGCACGGGGTCATTATTGACCGTCGCGGTGTTCCTTTAGCCTATAACATCCTCGGCGACACACCCGAAGAGGACATTCAAATCAACGCGGTCGATTGCGTGTTTTCAAGTGATCCAAACTGGCACGACCAAACTCGCGGACTGCCAAGTCTTTCGGGAGCATTGAAATTTGTGAGATCATCTTTGCTCTCCCACGAATGGGAGCAGATGGCGCAGCTCATGGTCTCATCCATTGGCTTGGTTGAATACAACGAAACTGGCGGACCGGACATCGACGACCCCGGCTATACAAGCCCAACCGATTCCACAACGACTCCAACCACCGAGCTTTTACAGAACGGCACGATTCGCTATTTCCGCAGCAATTCAGGCGGCAAGATCGAGCAGGTCAAACATGATCGACCTGGCGACATGTGGGATCGCTTCCAAGATCGCGTGATTCGGATGATGTGCAAATCGTTGAAGTGGCCGTATGAACTGGCATGGAAAGCGAACGAGATCAACGCTGCACTTGTCCGCTCGATCCAAGATCAAGCACGGATGAGCGTCGAGGATCGCCAAGACACCTTGAAGGTTGGCGCCATGCGTCAGGTTCGCTGGGCAG